TATTTCGTTACCAAAACCGGAACATCCTTTTGACAACTTTTGGCAAGTATAATGATAATAATCGCCACCGCTAATGTGATAACGATTTCTTTCATTATTCGCGGTCTTGTTTGTTTTGTAATGCTATTGCAAGACTATTTAAAGTCGTTTGTATGTTGTCAAGTTTCTTGGCGATGTTATCCTCTTGCTTTTCTACCATATTAACACGCACCTCAAGTTCTTTAAGTTTTAAAGATACTTTTACATAGATACTAATTAAACCTATGATTATAGCTAAGGCTTGACCCACCAAGAAAGTTGACACATTATTCATTACGCTTCAGTTGTAGGCTCTTCTTGTATTCCTTGCTCTTTTGCAAGTTGACCTAAGAATGAAAAAATAGGGTTTGCGTACTTAGCTGGTAACTCTAATAAAAAGTTTTCTAACTGTTGTAATTGCTCTTTTGTTAATGTAATCATAGTATTATTTTTTACAAATATATAATTAAATAGTTGGATTTGTGAACGGTAACGGTAAATTAACAATGTAACCATTCATAAGATTGTATATGTCAACTTGTAATTCAAAGTCTATTGCTTTAACATTTAACCCGCTATTTAACCAAACGCACACTTGCTCATAGGTAATATTTTCGTATGAAGTAAAGTTTTCTTTAGTAGGCGTTTCACATTTTAACTTACCATAAGAACAAACATTTTCTCCATTCATTTTTATTGTAGAACTTCTTTCCCAATGGATCACTTTAACAACATTAGTTAAACCATTCTCTAATGGCATTACATCCATTTTATTAATTATCCATGTAAACTGTGCCATATTATTTATATTGTTGTGGTTGCCCAAGGTAAAGGTAAAACGATTATTGGAGGGTTAATTATGTTCTCTATTTGTTGTTCCAATCCTAAGTCGATTGCAGTAACATCTAAACTAGCATCTAACCAACCGCAAACTTGTTCGTAAGTTAAATCAGGGTAAGCGGTAAAGTCCGTTGAACTTGGAGTTTCGCAACCCATTGTTCCGTAGCTTGAAACTAAGATAGGTTCTCCGCCTACAAATTGTTCAGCAGTTCTACTCCAATGAATTGTTATTACTACATCCGTTAAACCATCTTCAGTTGGCTTTGTATCCATTTGATTAATTACCCATTGATAAGTTGTCATATTATTTATTTTCTAATGTTTTTAATCTTGCTTCTAATTCTTGTACTGATTTAACTAATGCTGCAACTATTGCGTTATAATTTAAACCAATAAAATCTTCATTTTGAACAAATGCTTGAGGTATAAATTCTTTAACCTCTTGAGCAATAAATCCTAATTCTTTATCCCGATTAGTTTCATCAGATTTCATTCGATATAAAGTAGGTTTTAAATTAAGGATTGCATTTAAACCTATTGTGCTATCTTCAAAATCCTTCTTTTTATTAATGTCTGATAAAGGAGTATAAATTCCATTTGTTGCATTTATACTTGCTACGTTACCATATCCGGCAGAATAAATATAAATTGTTCCCCCAGTTGTGTACCAACCATACCAATTTGAACTCCCGGTTACACCGCCACTTCTATTTTCCCAAAAGAAACCTGCAAAAGTTCCTTTTGAAACACATTCAGCACCAACTTGAAAAGAAGTTGCAAGAAAGGAACCAGCAGAAGCGGTTGTAGTTGCAAACAATCCCGTTCCCGCACTTGTAATACGCATTCTTTCTGATGCGCTTGTATTACTTGATGCGGTTCCAAATGCTATTGCAGAACCTCCATTACTTGTTTCTAATACAATGTTAGATATACCATTAGAACCATCCGTAGTCCAACCACTTGAATAAGTTCCACCAGCAGTTATGTATAAAGCATTACTAAATACTCCTAAATAACCTTTTGAAGTAGAAGCATCACCTATTTTAAATTGAGCAGTATTAGAACCTGATTGATATATTTCTAATGGTTTTCCAGGACTACCTGTTCCAATACCAACGTTTCCTGGTTGAGTTACAGTTAATCTATTTGCACCTCCATTTCCACTTAATTGTAATATATTACCAGCACCATCTTGTTGAATTACACATGAAATTGAGCCTGAACCGGCAGATTGATAAATAAATGCATTAATATTAGATTGTGCAGCATAACCTACTCCAATGTTTGCTGCTTGTAAACTACTTGTAAATCTACCTGTACCTGTAACATCTAAATTATAAGTAGTATTAGTATTACCTATTGAAACTTTACTACCTGTACTAATTCTCATTAATTCACTTGAATTACCAAATATATGTGTACTTGCACCATAATATAAATCACCTAAAACACCTGAAGGATTATAATTATTTATATATCCAACACTATAACCTGTATTAAAAGATAATCCAGTTGTTGGTATTGTAACAGCACCACTTGCAGCACTAATTAAAATTCCATTTGTTGAAGCACCTGTTGCATTTATACGACCTGTAAATTTTGCATTTCCTCTAACGTCTAAAATATAACCTGGGTTATTTGTTCCTATGCCTACGCTTCCTCCTGAATTCCATGATATTACCGGAGTTCCTAATGCTCCTAAAGTAGCCGTATTACCTAAAGACCATGTTCCATTATAAGCACTTTCAGCTTGTATTGTTCCATAAACGTCTCCAGTTCCTTTTGGTAAAAATACTTGAGTGTTACCGGTATAATTATCTATAAATAAATAACTACTAAATCTTCCTATTCCATTAACATCTAAATTATAAGATGGTGTTGGATTTCCTATGCCTATATTACCAGTAAATATTGCATTTTGACTACTATTTATTGTTAATGCAGTTATATTATTTGTTGCAAAATAAATTGATGAAGTGCTATATTCTGCATTTAATGTCATTCCACCTGCTAAATTACTATATATATAAAGTCCATTTGCCCTATATTTAGATGATGCTCCACTACCTCCGGTTATATATGTAGATGAAAAAGCACTTAATCCACCTATATTTGAACTTCCATCATTACCTAAACTATAATTAGTTATTGCTGAAGTTCCGCTATTTATATTTCTTATAAAACTTGAAAAAGTACCATTTACATTTCCATTACTTGTAAAAGATTCGCTTATTAATGCACCTGTAAATCTTCCTGTTCCTGTTACATCTAAAGTGTAAGTTGTATTAGTATTTCCTATACCTACGTTAGTTCCGTTATCCCAAATTAAACTATTAACTAAACCAGTTGAAGAAAATTTAGAAAGATAATTTGTAGTTCCTGTTATTTGAGAAGATACAACTAAAGTTCCCGTTGCACTTGGTAAAGTATAAGTATAAGTTCCGTTAGTAATTGTTGAACCTAATTTTAATTGACCCGTAAAATTACCCGTACCGCTAACATCTAATTTATAATTAGGAACCGGAGTTCCTATTCCTATATTTCCATCGTCTTGAATATAAAAAGCATTAGAACTATTCCAAGTACTAAATTTATAGTTTACTGATGTTGTAGTTCCCGAAACTGTTAAAACTCCATACCCGCCACCCGAAACCCCACCGGCAGCATTAAAAAATTGAATAGATTGATTTGCTGAACCCGCTGCAATAACTAAAGCAGGTTCTGAAACAGTAGAGTCACCCATTACAACATTTCTTCTAAATCTTGCTTTGCCATTTACATCGAAAAAAAATGTACTTGTTGTATCCCCAATTACAACTCCTGTTCCGTAATCATAAATCAAACTATTTCCTAATGTTTTTCCTATTCCGGTAAATTTAGGAACATAATTTAAAGTACCACTTCCACCTGTTTTTTCATTAAAAGTATTCCAATCGGTAGAACTTAAATAACCATTGGTTGAAGTACTTGATTGAGTTATACTTAAAGTCCTATCAGCCGTTAAATCTCCGCCTCCTAATAATGGAGCAGTTGTTGAAATTAATCTTGTTAATGGAGTACCGCCTAAATTAGCTAAAGCAGTAATTGCCGTTGTAGCACCCGTTCCACCTCTATTTATTGCAACCGTATTTCCGTTCCATGTTGCCGAAGTTATTGAGCCTGGATAGTCAAAAGTATTAGTGGACCAAGAAACGTTAGAAGGTGCCTGAAAATGCCTATCCCAAGACCCCGCAGCTATTGAATTATCAATTAATTCTAAATTACAATATCCACCTGAAGGAATAGATACAACTAAAGTATTTGAATTATTATTTACTGATATTGCTCCACTACTTTGATTATTATTAAAAATATAAACCGTACCATTAGGTAATGTTGTAGCATCAGGAAGTTTAATAGTTTGTCCACCTGAACCCGTTATTAAATAATAAGGAGTTGAAGCAACCGTTAAAACAATTTGAATACCTGAAGCAGCAACCGAAGTAAAGCCTTCAAAAACATTATTAGTAAAAAGATTTTTACTACCTAAATTTACATCGTTTGTGGCACCGCTATATGGAACGTAAAGACCTGAACCGCCACCCGATTTTTGCCATATAGTACCATTATATACAACCCAATCACCGGTAGCAAAAACAATAGGACCCGCTCCAAAGTTAGCAGTTCCCGCAACGTTACAAATATAAACATCACCAGGATCACCGGTACCGTTAACTAATGTTGGAGTATTAGTTGCAGCGTTCCAAGTACCCTTATATTCCATTACTGAACTTGGCAACTGATTAACCGGAACTTTACCATTTGAATCTAAAGTAGCCACACCATTAGCAGCACCCAAAGGAACGGAATTTACCACACCGCTCGATGCCGTTAATGCTCCCGTTAAACTTCTTATTTTTACCGCTCCAGTTGCTTGTATTTGATTACTCATATTATTTAGTTAAAAAGTCCTCTTATAAATTCATCCGCTTCTAATGCTCTACCAAATGTTAAAACTCCTGTTAAAGTATTCCATAAAACTTGGTCCGCACTTGGAGAACCGCTTGTTATTATTTCTCTAACGTCTATTCCACCCCTTGAAACATAAACGCAATTTTTTCCTACAACACTTGCAAAAGTAATAGTCGTTTCGCCTCCCGTTGCTACATACTCTTGGTTTATTAATATACCATTTCTAACAATAATATTACCCGTTGACGCTTGAGTTCCGCTTATTACATAAGGACCCGTTCCTTGTAAACTAATCGAGTAAGTTGCTATGTCTTTAAATGGTCCGCTTAGTTGTAAACTTGTTAAATTAGATTTACCACTAATTACCGTAAACCCGTCTTGAACATTATCTATTGAAAAATTAATATTTATACTTTGACGGCTTTGTTGTAAAGCCAACATATTAGTATAATTGAATCCACTTATAGTTATTAAGCCATCAGCCGTTACCGACCATGAAGCAATATCGTTCTTAAATTCTTTATACCATGCAGAAGTTTGACTTGTTACTTCTTTTTGGTCCACATTAACACTAAACGTGCAATTAGTAGAACAAGCAAAAGGAACTGAAACAGGCAAACTGGTAGTCATTTGCGCTATATTACTTCCTTGAGTGTATAATGTTACGTCTCTTGATCCTATATTAACCCCTACGGCCTCTATTATAAGCCTTTCGTTTGATGCCAATGTAGTTGCTGGAAATCCTATTGTAGCCGAATAAAGCGTCTTATTATTATCAGTAATCGGCACGTTAGCACTTGATACAATTTCAGTAATTGTAGTTCCGTTATATTTAGATACTTTAAAATAAATAGCTGGGTAATATTCTAAACTATAAGTAAGGTTAGCATAATATTGAACAGTCCATGTTCCGGCAGTTATTGAAGTAACTCCAGGTTTACCAGAATCGGTTATAAATCTTGCTATTGTTCCGCTATCAGTTTTAGTAAAATTTACCGAATCAGCAACGTTTTTACTTGTACTTAATTGATAATAAGGGTTAGTTAAGATTGTGCCTTCGCTAACGCCTCCGTTAAGAAAGTAAACTCCGTTAGGGTTATCCCAATAGAGCATAATATTTCTACCTGTTATTTTGTCTGCCATATTGCAAATTTAACTTTTATTAGCTAACTGAGATAACAACATTTTTACTAATTGAATCAATTCTTGTTTTTGAAGTTTCTAATAAAGTAATATTACTTAAAATATCATTTACTAAATCAAACTCGCAATTACCCAAAATATAATATCTGCCCGTTAAACTATTAGCACCTGTTGTTATATCATCTATTTTAAAAGAAGAGAATAAACTTAAATGTGTCTTTGTACTTGAACCCGTCTTTTTACTCATTAAAGACATTATAGAACCTTCAACGTTAATTTGTGCCTTAGATTGTATAAAATAGTAGTTTTCAGCTACTAAACCAATTAAAGTACTTTTATTATAAGTTATAAAACCTTCAGCTTGTCGGTACCATGTAGAATAGGCATATTGACCCAAATAATTTAATATTGCTCCGGCTCCATTAATACTATTAACAAAACCGGCTCCAACATATCCATTAACTGTTTTTCTATTTTGAAATTTAGCGTTCTTTTGGTAAGCATCTAATTGATAAGAAAAATTATTAGAAAATTTAATTGAAAATTGGCTAAATTCTACTATGTCTTGAGTTCTTGGTCCGCCACCGAATCCGTTTTGAATATATACTGTAAAATAATATTGAGCAGTTGTAGGTACTGGAGTTGTTGTTAAACTAAAAGAATTTTGTACTAAATCCTGATTATTACCTTTTACTTCGTAATAACTTGGATATATTCCACTTGTAACAATTTCCCATTTATTATTTTTTGAATAATAATATGTAGTCGAACCATAAACAAGTTCTAATCTAATAACGCAAGTTGGAGCATCAGGTATCTCAACCGCATTTACTCTATATTTAAAACTAATATTTATTACATCACCAAAATTAACTTCTTTAGTTGAAATTGATTTTAAACGAGAATAAGCTGGTCCACCTGTAAAGCTAACTCCTAATGTATAATAGTTAGCAATATCTCCAATATGAAAAACCGCAGTAGCCGGACCACTTGTTGTAGCTAACCAACTTTCAGGAAGGCCACCTACAAGTCTTCTTAAATATCCATTATCTATTGAATTAATCTGAAATTTAGCATCAGTCTTAAAATATATTTGAGAAAAACCTTGTCTTAATATTTTTGCTTGAGTATTATCTATAAAGTGTAAATAACTATCCTCACTATAAGGTTTTATTGTATAATTTATAGATTGATTAGCAGCCGATATATAAGTTCCACCTTCATCGTATTTAGTTAAATAAATATTATCTGAAGCCATTTCATTAACATTAGCAACATACCATTCGCCATTGGCTTGATATAATTGACAACCCCAACCTAACATTAAATAGTTTAAAACATCATAACAAGATATATAATCACTAAAATAATACGGGTCAATGTTTGGAGTGGTAATTTGTTGAGAATCAAACCAATTAGATGGATACATATAACTTTGACTTAATGGCTCATTCTTAATGTCATCTGTTCTATTTACCATAGTTGTTGCAAATATTGAAACCGCAACATTTATTTTATAACCCGAAGGATAATTTAAAGCATTTAAACAATTTAATAAAATAACCTTTGTACTTTCCAAAGTAGTTGAATCCGGATAAGTTGGAGTGTAAAATATTGTCTTCAACATAGATAAACCATCTATAAATGAAAAACTACATTGTATTCTACCCGTACTAAATGGAGTAGTCATCGCATCCGGTAATAACCAACCCTGAAAAACTAAATTACCACTATAAGTTAATTTACCAAAGTATTTAAATTGATCCTCGTTTGCAAAGTCTATAAAATTATATTGATGGTCCGTAGTGTCTAATGTAACCCTTAATTCACTTGCCAATAATGGTTCAAATTGATTATCACTTGACGCATTAGCTTTTATTACAAAAGGAGTAGCTGAAACCGGAACCTCTATAATACTGCCTACATAACCATTATCATAAATATCTAACTGATACGTATTCCCATTTTTAGAAACTGCCGTACTTCTATAATGTATATTATATGCCATTATCTTCTAACGTTTAAAGAGAAATTACTTCTTTGCATAGCTAAAACTAAATCGCTTCCTTTTAATACAAATTGTCCGCTACCATCACCGCCACCGTTACCATTCATCGCACCCGCTTGGAATGTACTGGTAAGCATGTTACCTAATTTGTTTAATGGCATAATAGCCTCACTTTGTCCGCCTTCGCCTACCATCGCCATTGTTGGCCTTGAAACAATTCCGCCCTCAGCAAATCCAAATATTTTACCCAAAAATCCACCTCCGCCACCGCCTCCTGTTCCTGTACCTCCAAAACCTAATGCGGTCATAATTGTTTGAAAAATTACGGCCTGAATAACCGCAGCTGCCATTTGTTTAAGTAAGTCTCCAAAGAAATTGCTTAATGCTTGTAAAGGACTTTCGCCTTGTTGCATAGCGTCAAACATTGACATTAAACCATTTGTTACACTATTTGAAAGTGTATTAGCAAAATTTTCGGCTGATTTTCTTGCTTCCTCAAAACCCTTTTGACTATCTTTAAAGAAATCATCCATTTCTTTTTTACCTGAACTAAAAGACTTTTCAGTTTGCTTTGTTCCTGTTTCACCCGTAAAAGCATTTAGAACTACTCTATTTGATCCACCTTTCTCTTGTATATCTGTTACACCTTTTAATTTTTCGTTATCTATAAATTTATACGCTTGTTTAATACGTTCCTCAAGCGACATTACTTCCTTTTCAGCCTTTGATTTGCCAGTTGCTTGTTTATCATCTTTACCAAACAATACCGATTTTTGAGCATCAGAATTTGTTTTAGTAACCATATTATTAAAAGAATCAGCAATTTTCAAATAACTATTTTCTAATTCTTTTGCTTTATTAGTTGCCGCTTGAAACGCACCTGTCTGATTTGCACTAAATATATCAGCACCTACAAACTTTGATAATAAAGAAGCACCGATTGCCCCTCCAATATCAGTTCCACCCGCAGCCTTTGGATTGTTTGCTAACTCTTGTTGTTTAAATGCTTGTTCCGCTGCCTTTTGTAAAGCTATTTGAGAAGCAGCACGATACAAAGAAGATTTAACATAGGCCTCTGAATCTGCTATATATAATCTTTCCGCTTCGTTTATATCTTTTGTACTTCCATAAACTTTACCTAAAGTTTTATTGTATTCATCTAAAGTATCTTTTTTAGATTTTGTTCCACTATGAAACGCTTCAAATGCGTTTCCTAAATTTTGCATTTCTACATAGGCCTTTGCAAATGCGTCTTTTGATTCGCTAAATGCTTTATTTGTTGCTTGTAACTCAGGTCCACCACTTGACAACTTACTAAAGAATTCGCCAATATCATCACCAAATTTAACAACCAATGAAGATACAACCCCCAAAGCCAATCCAAGACCAGCCGGACCCATTAACCCACCAACCATAGCCTTTAATGCATTACCAGCACTTCCGCTTTCTTTTTGTAATCTTTGAAATGATTCCAACAAAGGGTTTAAGTTATTCGCAATACCCATAAACCCGTATGGAGCATCCTGTGCAACTCTTGATAAATTACTTAAAGCGTTTGTTGCGTCCGAAGTTGGTTTTGCTGCTCTTTGTACTGAATTAGAAAAATTATTAACTGAATTTGTAGCTTGATTAAGACCAGCTTGTAAATCTTGGGTATTTGCTCCTATATTAATTTGTAAATTCTCTTGTAACATTATCTTTTTAGTTTACTCCATATAATTTTAATGTCCTTGTCAGTTCATCATCGCTTAACATAGTTTTCTCTTCATCTTCTCCTAAATTATCAATATCAGGCATTGGCCAAAAAGATTGAATAGATTTAGGAGATTTTTCCGCCGTGCTACTTAGATATATAATATAGGCGAGGTTTCTTGTCCTCGCCCATTCATTTAACTCATTTTTAGATTTTCCCATTACAATAATAGAAAAGTCTTTCCAAGTCATCTCCCAAAACTCATTGGGTCTTATATCGCATTCAGCAGCTTTAACTAAAATATCATCCCAATTTAGCTTTATTAGGCTTTTTTTTTTCTTCTTTAGCAACTCCTTGAACTGTTGTTACAGTTGTTGAAATAACGTATTTAACGTATTCCATGATTTGCCCTTCAGTATTATAAAGTCCGCCTAATTCATCAATCCAATCACAAACATCAATCTCCGAATATTCAATATCTTGTTTGTTACTTGCGCAAGCTGATTTATACCCAATGTAAACCATCTTTACAAATAAGTTTAAATCATATTGCGATTTACTTAATAGTTCAAAGTACTTGTCAATCGTTAGATTATTTTCAATGCAAAATTCTCGCATCGACCAAGTTCCCCATTTTAAGTTTATTGTTTTGTCGTTTAGTTTTAGTTGAAACATAGTTGTTGTTGTTTTATGCTGTTACTGTTTGAGTTAAAGGAGGTACTGCAACCGTTAAAGTTGCACTAAATTTAACATCTTCTTTATCCGCAGCAGTTACATCAAAAGCTGAAATAAAAACAGTACCGCTATAAACTACGTTACCTGAAGTTGGAGTTGAAGGACCCATCTTAATTGCAAATACAGTTTTAGCAGTAAATGCAGAATATAATTGATTGTAACTATCTTTTGAAGCTACTCCGGTTTGATCTATTGCAAAACCATCAGCTTTAATAGTTTGGTCGTAAGCTGGTCCTGGTTGCATTTGATTGCCACACTTAGAAGTTGCATCAATTACATTTAAAGATGAAGTAATATTGTTTGATGTAAGACAAGCAACGGGTTTAAATGTTCCATCTCCGTCGATGTCTGCTAAGAGAAGATAATCTCTTCCTGATACTTTAGTTTCTGCCATTTTATTAATTTTGAGTTATTGTTAAATTATATGTTATTAACGTTCTAAATACGTTATCTAAAGGGTTTAAACCGTCTAAATTTCTTACACTTTCTACATACAAACTTGATGAAACCCACCCTGTTGGTAATGTTATTTTAGTGTCCGAATTTATCTCAGTTAATACTAAATTAGATATTGTTTCAGCACGTTTATACCCAAAGTTAGCATTTTTTGTTATAATGTCAACTATGATTACGTTTGAGTTTGTGTAACCGCTTTTACCTTGTTCTTGGCTTGAAGTTCTACCATCGAGAACAATATATTCGTTTAGGTCTAAATCAGGAGCAAAGCCATCAAATACTTGTAGGCCCGTAGCAGAAGCTACATGAGTAATAAACCATTTCTTTATTTCTACGTTAGGGTTAAGCATTTTTTAATATTTTTTCTATTCTTTGAATTAGTTTAGGTTTTTCTGTTTCAAATGCTGGTATTAAAAAAGGTTGAGGTCTTAAACCTTTTCTTAATATACTTAATGCGATTGCATAAGCTACCGACTTACTTTGTTTACCATTTGCTATTCCTTTCTTTAATACCCACTCCGTCAAAGCTAAAACCATATCTATAAATTTGCCTCCGCTTTTATTTTTAAATTGTAAAGCATAGTCTTGATAGCCATTAGGAATAGAAACCTTGCCACCCGTTCCAAATTCTACATAAGGAGCATATTTAGCAGCAGCGCCCACAATAACCATATATTCATTGGGAGATTTAGAAACTTCATCTTTATATATTGATCCTCTTAATGTTCCTAAATTAACTGGTGCCAATTTCTTTGCATCCGATTGTATCTTTAAAGCCGAAGCGTTAACTTCATCTTTGATATTGTTTTTAACGTCTTGACTTAATTTCTCAAATCGTTTATTAACGCTACCGAAATTTGCTATGTCTATTGTAATACTTGGCATTAACCATTCATATTTATTTCTAAAAAACGATGTTGGTTATCTACATCATTTATTGAGTGTATTGTATAAATTTTACCTTCAACCTTAACCTGGTAATCATCAGTAATGGTTGTTCCATATCTAATGTAAACCTTTGCATCCTGATAAAACGTTAATTCACTTTCTAATAATGTTCTTGTACTTTTTGCGGGTCTAAAGTCTCCCCAAACAGTTTCACTTAAAGCAAAAGTTGTACTATAACCGCCTTCTCCATCGCTTGTTCTTGTTGGAGCATAAAGTTCCACTCGCCTTGTCATAGTCGATGAACTAATGTCGTTTCCTTTTTTATCGCCTATTCTCATATTATAATATTGGACTTATTCTTGTATATCGTTGACATGCCCTCCAAGCCTTTTGACATATTGCGTAAGTATCATATTTCTGAGTATCTGCTCCTCTATTCTCATAGTCGAAGTCTATTTGGTCTAAAATAGCTACTTTAAGGTCCTTAGGGACGCTTGAATAACCACTTGTATATGTAGCCTTCAATTTATTCCAAATAGGGAAATTAAGGCTTGGAAACTTATCACCGGTTAAGAAGTAATTAGCTGCCAATATTTCGGTTCCGTTATTTACATCGTAAAGTTTAAATGTTGTTTGGTTTATTGGACCAAAAGGAATCTCGATATTACCGGCTGGGTTATTAAACCATATTGTTACATTCTTTGATGTAATACAAAGTCCGGTAGCCTTTTCGATTGCTTCTCTTGATTGAGTTATTAAATCAGTTATTAAAGCATCGTCAGCATTTGTTGTAACACGGCAATAGTTTTTAGCTTCTGCAAGTGTAACCGGTTCGGTAATTGCTCCATTGTCAACCAATGTATAATCAACTAAATAATTATAGAAAGACATATTCTCTTTTTTACAAATTTACATTAATTAAAATAAAAAACCCCCTACCTTTTGAGTAGAGGGAAATTTATTTATCTAACCGATTGAATTATGCGTTCAATGTAGCGTAGATTGCAGAACTTGGCAACATTAAGTTGATTGCCTCGTAACACTCGATACGAGCAGTTACTAAGTTCTTTTGGAAGTTATCGCTATCCTCATAAGAGAATTCGATTGCAATTCCTTCAACTTCAACTCTTTCGATGTAGTCAGCATCAATTACTAATGCTTTATCGTTAGTAACCCAAGTTGCAGAAATAACAGGAACTCCCCAAATTGTAATGTCTCCACCGGTTCCGATTTGAACTGAACCTGATCCAACATAATAACCAGCATTGATTGTGTCAATTAAGATTTTAGATTGTTGAGCCGGAGATACTAAAATATAAGAAGGGTTAAAGTTAGCAGCCTTTTGGTTAGCGATTAATTGTACTAATTGCTTTAAATCTACTGTTTCAGTAGTTGTAGT